TTAAACGATTTATTAAAATTACAACGCAAGGCCCGCGGAGAAGAAATTCCTACTGAAGGTGCCGCCAAATATAATACTGACGCAGAAGTTAAACAAGAAAGTCTTCTAAAGTTTCAGGCACAGGATCTAAGGAAATAATTATGCAAATGATTGACGTAATGAAACGTCTAGCTGAACTAGACGCAGGTAACCCTAACATTGTTAGAGAAAGCACAGAAGTATCAGAGTGCGGTATGATGCCAGAAATGAGCCCAATGGCAATGGACCGTCCTTCTACTCCTGCTACTATTAACATGACAGCAGGCAGTGGCGAAGAACTAAGTGACATGCTAACAACTATCATGTCTCTAGCAGGTATTGCTCACAAAGGTGCCGATGCTGAACCGATGGGCAACCTACCTCCTCCAGCTGAACCAGAAATGGGTCCAGAAACACCAGCAGACACAATGCGTGGTGTTATCGACAAGTTAAACACAGCCGGCGGAGATGATGAAGGCGGTGAAGAAGATGATCAAGAAAAAACAGACGAAGAAAAGTCTGGACCTTATGATTCTTCTCCTAACGATCCTAGAGATGTTCCAGCATTTGATGCTGAAAAATTTGCTCATCAAGAAAATCAACCAGGTCAAGGTGACCGTATGGACGGCGACAAGCCCAAGGCCTACGCTGATATGAACGAAGCTGTTGCTGATTTATTTGCACAGTACAAGCAATTCGTTAACGAATAAAGTAAATGCTTCTTTACCAAATAGCCTCTACGGAGGCTATTTTTTTCATTAAATAACACTATGGTAGCTGAAAATAAACTGGTAAAAACTGCTTATAGCACACAACGCTATACAGAAAAAGACATTGAAGATTTAATGAAATGTTCCGATCCTGTAAACGGTCCTCACTATTTTCTTGACCACTTCTTTTATATTCAACACCCTACCAAAGGTAAACTTTGCTATGAGCCGTTTGAATATCAACAACGATTAATTGACAGTTATCACCAAAATCGCTTTAACGTAAACTTGCTACCTCGACAGACAGGTAAGACTACAACAGCCGCAGGTTATTTGTTGTGGTATGCCATGTTTGTGCCAGATTCAACAATTCTTATTGCCGCACACAAGTATACAGGTGCTCAGGAGATTATGGCACGTATTCGTTATGCCTACGAACTATGCCCTGACCACATTCGTTGTGGCGTTAAGAGCTACAACAAACAAAGCATTGATTTTGACAACGGCAGTCGTATTATCGCACAGACAACAACAGAAACAACTGGTCGTGGTTTGTCTCTGTCATTACTATACGCTGACGAGTTTGCGTTCGTACCGCCCAACGTGGCCACAGAGTTCTGGACTTCAATTTCACCTACACTAGCCACAGGTGGTAAAGCTATTATTACTAGTACACCTAACAGTGACGAAGATCAATTTGCTCTTATTTGGAAAGAAGCTAATCAAAAGTTTGACGAATTTGGCAATGAACAGAAGGTAGGAAAGAACGGATTCTTTCCGTTTAAAGCACATTGGACAGAGCATCCTGATCGTGATGAAAAGTGGGCTAGCGAAGAACGAAGTCGTATTGGCGAAGAACGTTTCCGTCGTGAACACGAATGTGAATTCTTAGTCTTTGACGAAACACTGATCAATAGTATTAAACTAGCAGGCCTAGAAGGTAAAGAACCTATTATGAAAATGGGACAATGCCGTTGGTATAAAAAGATCAATACAAAGAACTCTTACATTGTTTCACTTGATCCTAGTTTAGGCACAGGTGGCGACTACGGTGCTATTCAAGTTTTAGAGTTACCTACATTTACACAGGTAGCAGAGTGGCATCACAACTTGACTCCTATTCAAGGACAGGTACGTATCCTACGTGACATTTGTAATTTTATAGCCGCAGAATTTAACACCCAAGGCATACAGCCTAGCTTATATTACAGCGTGGAAAACAATGCTGTAGGTGAAGCCGCACTGGTTTCCATTGCTGAGATTGGCGAAGAAAGCATACCTGGGCTGTTCCTAAGCGAGCCTATTAAGAAAGGGCATGTACGCAGATTCCGCAAGGGCTTTAACACAACTCATACCAGCAAAATTGCCATCTGTGCCAAGCTAAAACACCTCATTGAAAGCAATAGAATGACCATGAATTCTAAAGCGCTTATCAGTGAGCTAAAAACTTATGTTGCTAAAGGCATAAGTTTTGAGGGTAAAACAGGCTCTCACGATGACCTTGTAAGTAGTTTATTATTGGCTCTACGTATGGCTATGATGCTACAAGAGTGGGATCCTGCTATCTACGATAAGCTACGAGAAGAGTCAGCAGATGAATGGTTAATGCCCATGCCTATATACATCAACAATTATTAATAAATATAATACTATGAAAGCAATACAAATAATTTCCCAAGATGTTTTTGACAAAGTCCGCAGTCGCTTTTCTAACCTAGAAATGGGTGATGAAACTGGCGCTGTTACCATTGATCCTGCTGAAGCACGTTTCTTTGATTTTGACTTTGTACAAGAGGGAAATAATCTAGGGCGTGTAAGTATTAGCTTAAACGATCTAGGTAGCTTAAAGATTTATTACAGTCAAGGTATTACAGAGAATCAAGACGATCTTGCCAAGCAAATGTGGTACAGTTTCTTAAAAGAAATGCGTATGTTTGCCATGCGTAGATTGCTGAGATTTGATACCCGAGATATTGCCAAGACAAACCTTGACAAAAACGATTTCCAACACCTTGCTGCCACGCAAGGCCCTAAGGACGATGATATGACGAACACAATGAACGAATCACGCTGGAGCCAAAAGAGCACCAAGAAAACTAGCCGTGCCGTAAAAGGTACAACTGAAGTTATTGTTAGACACAATTCTTCAATGGATGAAATGTATCCAGGTGCTCGTAGCCAGCGTAAAAACATCAAGGCAATTTTTATTCAAAACAAAGAAGGCGAACGCTTCAAGTATCCATTTATACATCCAGCAGGTGCGTTTGCTATGGCACAACACGTAGATCACGGCGGTGCTCCTTATGACCCAGCAGGCAAGGCAATTATCAAGATGAGCGAGAATATTGCTCAATTACAAGAATTCCAACGTAAAATCCAAAAGGCAAGTTTACATGATGACGCAATGGGAATTACAGACAGGGCCGTAGGCCGTTTACAAGAATTAAAAAATTGCGTTGAAAACTTAGGCAAGCGTCATCATTATCAATCATGGATAGCAGAGTTTAACGAACAAGAACCAATAGACGACGACATCATGGAACTTGATGCTGTCACTATGGAAGAATACAAATCTAAATTTACAGAAACAAATTTTAAAGAAGAACTAGCAGGATTCTTTCCACTACTACACAGTATTATGAGAGAAGCCAACAAAGTTAATCTCGATGATTACGTCAAAGAAGAAGAAACAGATTTTGTTGAAGAAGAAAATGAAGTAAAAGAAAACTCATTTGAGAAATTTGAAGAGTGGGCCGAAGCAACTGAACAAGGCAAATTAACTGACGATCAAATTCAAGTTCTTAAAACAGCTCTAGCAGATACAACTGATTTACAATTAGGTCCTGACGGTCAAACAGCATGGCAATTTTTTAACGGACTAGGCATTGAAGATTCAGACTTAGAAGATAATCTTAAATCAGCAGCCAGCTTAGATTCTACAGCAGATCCTGTTGAAGTGTTTAAAATGTGGGCACAAGAAAGCTATCCTGAGTTGCTAGTAGCATTAGGTATGAGTGATACACAAGCTCCAACAGAACCTGCTCCTGAAGTTGGAGCAGAACCTAACCCAATGCCTGCTCCTGAACAACCTGTGGCAGAAGGTCCGGAAGATTGGACCAGCGACAACATTGCTAAAATATTAATTGGCAAAGGTATTACGTATGACTCTGCTAATGAAGGACAGTTAATAACTGCAATTGGCGATGTTTTAGAACACGATCTAGGCATGGACAAGAAACAAGTAAGATATCTTATCAGATATGATGATGATTTCCTTGCCGATACATTAAGTGCGTTACACTACATGTCGAAAGAAGAAAACACAGATATGGTTACTCCTCCTGAAGCAATGAAAGAAGGCGAACAGGAAGGTAAAGGATCAATGGTACAAGAAGTTGCTAAGATTGTTAAGAGTTTCTACAATCGTGACAATCCAGAAGTTGGTCCATTCCGTGGGGAAGAAGGCATTGTCATTGATGTAGAAAAACAAATCAGTGAAAAGTTTGGCGAAGCCGCTGGACAACAAGCTGGTAAAATGGCCGAAGCATTTATGCAGAAGCTAACTCAAGAATGGCAAGCAAAGCATGGACAGGTAGCCAACGGCCAAGGCGATGACGGACTAGCAAGACTAAAAGAATTACTAGGCAACGTTAAAGCCAAAGTAGAAGGCATTGGTGATCAAGGGCAAGGCGGCAAAGATTTCAACAAGAATATCATGCCAGCTGAGGAAGAAGCAAGTCACCAAACTAAGACTACCATGAAACACGCTGACAATCCTACATACCAACAACGTGCCGCGGCACAGGATATCAAACCAGGCATTAAAGGTTACCAAGATCGTATCGATATGTTGAAAGACTTAGAGCGTACTGGTAAATTAAAGAAAGAAGATTTAACCGCTTTTGAAGATATTATGAAGTTAGCTGGCTTATCAAAGTAATAAAATTTTAAACTAATCTAAAATCGCGCATAACTACAATGCGCGATTTTTCTTTATAATATGGCAATTTTAAACAGAGACTCATTTCCATTTTTGTTTTCACCTGACGGAAGCAATGAACCAACTATACTCACTCATTCGATAGTATTTGAAATGGGACGACGATTCAATGACGTTAATTATTGGTACGTTGAGTATAAGTTTGCAGACAGCTTTACTCAGTTTCCTATTGATTCTTACTTGCCCAAAGATATTCGATATGGTATTAGGGACAAGAAAATATTTTTACTTTTGGTAAATTTTCACGAGTCATTTCCAGACAGTATACGTGCAATTTACACTGACCTTATTATTAAACATAATATACCAGCTGAACAAATTATCTTAGGATCAGGTAACCCGGACATGATCCACGAAGTTAAAAAAGTATGCGAAGAACTAGGACAACCTGAGATTAACGTAGACTGGTTTTTAGAACTTGAGTTTGCTGCCTGGGAGCAGAAGTTCCGTCAAAAAGGAACAACACATAGACTCGATACGTTACAAATAAAAGATTATCCAAAAAAGTTTTTAAATTTTAATAGGCGCTGGAGAATGCATAGACCTACTACGGTTGCGCTGTTAGCAGTACACGGTTTATTAGATAAGGGATATATTAGCTTAGGTACAGCTGATGATAATCAAACTTGGGAAAAGGTGTTAACTCCCATTTATTATTATCATAAATCTAATCCTGAGTTGGAAAAAATCTTTCGAGAAAATGCCAATCTTATAAAAGCTATTCCTCCGTTGTATCTCGACACTCCTGATCTAGTAACTAATCGTTCATTTATAACTCCAACAACTGACTATCTATTTGAGAATTCGTATTTTTCTTTGGTAACAGAAACCAATTATTATAACGATCCTTCACTCGATTCAAGAGGAAGATTTATTACCGAAAAAACATTCAAATGTATTGCTCAAGAGCATCCGTTTATACTGCTTGCTCCGGCACATACTTTGCCACTATTACATCAACTAGGCTACAAAACATTTAGTACACTAATTGACGAAAGCTACGACAGAGAAGAAGATGATAACATTCGTATGCTCAAAGTAATCAAAGAAGTTGAAAGATTATCAAACCTGTCCGGAGAAGAATTGGTAAAATTTTTAACCGTTGCCAAAAAAATCTGTTCTTACAACTACGACAATCTAATGTCTAAAAATCAATTTGTTCGAAAAATAAACTATCAACAATTGGCAAAAATAACCTAATTTCCTGCGCCATATAGGTTGCTCGTATAAATAAAACTGTGTACACTTAACCGTATGCACACATTTTTCTTTTTAGTCAGTGGGCTTTAAAGAAGAGGCATAATATAACATTTATTAAGGAAAAACATTATGGCAACTTTAGCAGAAATTCGCGCAAAACTTCAAGCATCATCTCAACAAAACACCGGTAGCGCAGGCGGTGGAGACAACGCAATTTACCCTCACTGGAACATGCCAGAAGGTTCGACTACAACAGTTCGCTTCCTTCCAGACGCTGATCCAAACAACACATTCTTCTGGATTGAACGAGCAATGATCAAATTGCCTTTCGCTGGTGTTAAAGGTGAAACCAATAGCAAGCCGGTTACTGTTCAAGTTCCATGTATGGAAATGTGGGGCGAAACTTGCCCAATCTTGACAGAAGTTCGCCCATGGTTCAAAGACAAATCTTTGGAAGACATGGGTCGTAAATACTGGAAGAAGAAGTCTTACATCTTCCAAGGTTTTGTAGGCGAAAGCAAACTACAGGAAGATAAGACTCCTGAAAACCCAATCCGTCGATTCATCATTGGCTCACAAATTTTTAACATTGTTAAGAATGCGCTGATGGATAGTGAAATTGAAGAATTGCCAACAGACTATGTTCGTGGCTTGGACTTCAAGATTGCTAAGACAACTAAAGGTGGTTATGCTGACTACTCTACTAGTACTTGGGCTCGTCGTGAACGTGCTCTAAGCGAAGCAGAAAATGCGGCTATTCAACAACACGGTCTTCACGATTTGAAGAGCTTCTTGCCTAAGAAGCCAGGTGAAGTTGAACTCAAGGTCATCAAGGAAATGTTTGAAGCGTCTGTTGACGGTGAAGCATTTGACATGGATCGTTGGGGTCAGTATTTCAAACCAGCAGGTTACGGCGGTCGCGACAATGCTGAAGGCGGTGCGGCTAAACCAGCGGCAGTAGCTCGTACAACACCAGCGGCATCTACCACAGTAGATGAAGATGACATCCCTTTTGAGACTGCGGCAGCAACACCCGCTAAAACTGTTGCAGCAGAAGAACCTGCTCCAGCAGGCAATGACGCATCAAGTCGTGCTGCAGACATCATTGCGATGATCCGTAAGCGCCAAAGCACTTAATTAGGAGATAGACTATGGCAAAATCCTTCGATATTTCGAAGTTCCGTAAGTCTATCACTAAGTCTATTGACGGACTTGGTATAGGCTTTAACGATCCTACTGATTGGATCAGTACAGGTAACTATGCTCTAAATTACCTTATTTCTGGAGACTTCTACAAAGGAGTTCCGCTTGGTAAGGTAACTGTATTTGCTGGTGAATCTGGCGCCGGCAAATCTTATATCTGCTCTGGAAACATCATTAAGGCAGCACAGGAACAAGGCATTTTTGTTATCCTAGTTGACAGTGAAAACGCACTTGACCAGAAATGGTTAGAAGATTTAGGTGTTGACACAGCAGATGATAAACTTTTAAAACTCAACATGGCTATGATTGACGATGTGGCTAAAACCATATCCGAATTCATGAAAGAGTACAAAGTTATGCCCGAGGACACTCGTCCTAAGGTCTTGTTTGTAATTGACAGTTTGGGTATGTTGTTAACTCCTACAGACGTTAATCAGTTCGAAGCAGGTGAAATGAAAGGTGACATGGGCCGTAAGCCTAAAGCACTTACATCACTTGTCCGTAACTGCGTAAACATGTTTGGCTCATGGAATGTTGGTATGGTTTGTACAAATCACACATACGCAAGTCAGGATATGTTTGATCCAGATGACAAAATCTCAGGTGGACAAGGTTTCATCTACGCAAGTTCCATTGTAGTTGCCATGCGTAAATTGAAATTGAAAACTGACGCAGATGGTAATAAGACTACAACAGTTAACGGTATCCGTTCAGCTTGTAAGATTATGAAAACTCGTTACGCAAAACCGTTTGAAGCAGTACAAGTTGAAATTCCGTACACAACAGGTATGAGCCCACACAGTGGTTTGGTTGATTTGTTTGAAGCTAAAGGTATGTTGAAGAAAGAAGGCAATAGTCTTGTTTACACAACCACCGACGGTGAAGTAATCAAACAATTCCGTAAGGCGTGGGAGAAAAATGAAAAGGAAGGTTTATCTATTATGATGGAAGACATTTCCAAGAATGGTATTAAACCTGAAACTCTGGTAACAACTGAGGATAGTGAGGAGTCATAATGGAAGAAGATCTAATTATCGAAGTATGGGATGTATTCAAAGAATATATTTCCGATAAAAACAAAGAAACTGCGGCTAATCAATTTGTAGATTTCTTGTTAGGCAAAGATGTGGAATTAAATGTCCTTGAAGGCCTAATGGGCTATGATACACACCTTGATGACGCTATCAAACTAGTTCTCGATGAACAAGAAGTTGACGAAGACTTCGACGAAGAAGATTACGACTACGGCGAAGACGAGGACTGAACATGGCATGGTACGCTAAAGTCAGTAAAGACATAGCGCATCTTCCCAACTGTTTAGATCACTTTTACAACGAACTAGACCAAGCAAAGACAGAGGTCAAGATCCATGGAAACGTGGAGAAGGCCTCTGCCTCTTTACCGGGTATTGTTGAACATCGATTTAATCAGCTTCAGGAAATGGAAGCTATTCTAGAATATCTCAACATTGAACTGAGACGTATTCGTTCAAAGGCCTTTAAAAAATATTTGGAGAACTATCAACGTGCTCTAAGTAGTAGGGACTGTGAGAAATATGTTGAAGGCGAAGCAGATGTTGTTGATATGGAAAAAATCATCAACGAATTTGCCATGCTACGCAATCAATGGCTAGGTATCATTAAAGCACTGGACATTAAACAGTGGCAATTAAGCAATATTATCAAACTACGAGCCGCTGGTCTTGACGATATTAGTATTTGAGTTTTTACAGATAGTGTGCTATAATAACTTATGAACATTGAAGATTTTATCGTACATTTGGCGTTTAATAGATCAGCAGTACTCAATGCTTGGGACCAACAATTGGTCTACAGCTTTGCGGATCAAATTGGACGTGGCTCTGGGTTCACTGAAAAACAAGGTAACCTAGCCCTTAAAATTGTAAAACGTCATAGTGCCAGTTTATCTGCGGCCCTAAACAGAGATATTACTCAATATTTGGTAAATCCCACTTACCGCTTTCCGTTTAGGCAAATTAACAATCTTAAAAAGATCACAGTTCTTGAAAATTCTGTTTACGGTAAAATCATTAAAGTAGAGTTTCCCTACAATGATGACTACGTAACAGAAATTAGGAAAATTAGAGATGACCTGGGATTCGCACAATGGGACAAAGACGAAAAAGCATGGATGTTTAGCCTTAGTGAGAATTCTATCAGATTTTTGTCTAACTTAATGGACAAGGAACAGTTTGTCTGCGACGATGAATTCCAAAATTACGTAAATCAATTCAAAGAGATTCAGAACAATTTAGACAAATACGTACCTATGCTTGTTCTGGAAAATAATGAACCAAAAATCGTCAATATTTCAAAAAATACGCCAATTTTGAAGTCAAAAGATATCCTTTCTGCCGTTTTTGAGGCCAGAAAATATGGAGTTGTAACATGGGACTCGGAAGTATCTAACTTCATTGAAAGCGACAAAGTACACCATATTACCCGAGATTTGATAAAAACAGAACCTGGTGAAAATTACCACGTAAATCCAGAAAATACCAAAATTTCCGACCTAAAACAAATCGTAGAATACATGAGTCCTTGCCTGTTTGTTATCCCCGGCGGCAGTGAAATGGAAAAAACAGAAATGTCTTATGAATTTTTGTCAAGCATGGGCATACGCAATGACGAGATCAGTGTAATGTTTAGGATGCCGTCTACTACCCACAAAAAATTCAATGATTTTGTGAAAAATAACAATCTTAACAATTCTATCACTACGGATACAAAAGTTGTGTTTGTGAGTAGTAAAATGCCTAAGCCTGTGTTAAAATCTAAGATCAAGTTTAATTCAGTGATCAACCTAGGCTTCGGTAATGTACATTACACTATGCGAGATTTTGTGGGAAAACACGAAAATTTGGTATTTTATTCATCATCCGCAAAACAAAAGGAATTAGAATTTGTCTACGTGTAAAATTATTATCAAAGATGAAGTAAACATCAAGATTGAAAATTTAGATCTTGATACACGTAAGGCTTTGGTCAAAAAATTCAAGTATGAAGACCCCACTGCACGCTATCGTCCTGCCTATAAATTAGGTCGTTGGGATGGTACAGTGAGTTTTTTCGGTCTTGGTGGAACAACTTACTTGTCAATGTTACCGCAGGTGTTAGAATATCTCGAAGCAAAGAATTATTACATTGAAGTTGAAGATCACCGTCAGCCAATTGCCCTAGATTTCCCTGAAATTTCTGAGGATTTTTGGGGTGAAAAAACTTGGCCTGAAGGGCATCGGTTTGCCGGCACACCTATTAGACTACGTGAAGACCAAGTTGAAGCAGTTAATGTATTTTTAAAAAATCCTCAGTGTATTCAAGAAATTGCCACCGGATTTGGTAAAACAATTACCACCGCAACTTTGGCAAAAATCTGTGAAAAATATGGTCGGACTGTATGTATTGTTCCTAACAAGAGTTTAGTCGAACAGACTGAAGAAGACTTTATTAACTGCGGATTAGATGTCGGAGTTTACTACGGCGACAGGAAGAACTTAGATAAGACACACACTATTTGTACCTGGCAAAGTTTGAACATTTTAGATAAAAATTCCAAGGATATCAGCGAACAAGAATTGTTGACATTGGCGGAATTGTTAGAAGGTGTTCAATGTGTTATGGTAGATGAAGTACACATGGCCAAGGCCGAAGTACTTAAAAACTTGTTAACTAGAAATCTTGCCAATGCTCCGATTCGTTGGGGACTAACAGGAACTGTGCCTAAAGCAGATCATGAATTTCAAACAATTCGTGCCAGCCTAGGTGAAGTTGTACATCGTGTTAAAGCACATGAACTACAAGAAAAAGGTATCCTAAGTACCTGCCACGTTAACATTGTTCAGACTGCTGAGTGGAAGGAATTCGGTAGTTATGCTGAAGAATTAAAATACCTCGTAACAAACACCGAGCGTATGAAATATCTGTCAACTTTGATCGCAGGTATTGCCGAATCAGGTAACACTCTGGTATTAGTTGACAGAATTGAAAGTGGAAAATTTTTAGTAAATGAGATTCCAGACAGTGTTTTCATTTCCGGTGAAGTAAAAACCAAAGATAGAAAGACAGAATATGACGAAGTTAAGACTGCTGATAACAAGATTATTGTGGCGACTTACGGTGTGGCCGCTGTGGGTATTAATATCCCCCGTATTTTTAATCTGGTTATGTTGGAATCCGGAAAGAGCTTTACACGGGTTATACAAAGCATTGGGCGAGGCATTAGAAAAGCAGACGACAAAGACTTCGTCCAAATCTGGGACCTCACCGCGTCTACAAAGTACGCGAAGAGGCATCTTACAGAACGCAAGAAATTCTATAAGGATGCCAAATATCCGTTCACGATTGAAAAGGTAAAATATCAATAATATGCAAATTCTAACATTAGATGACAAAACATTCTCCTTAAACGAACTACCAGAGGAGATTGACGAAGACTTGAGATTTGCTGTATTAGACAACAGTGACAATCAAAATCCCGACTACTTTTTTGTTCCTTTGATCTTTTTAGAAAGTTTCACAGGTCCAGCAGTGGTACTTAGAATCGGACCACACGAACTTACAATGCCATTAGACTGGTGTACTATTGTTGGAGATCCTGAAGGTCCTGACATGGAAGTGTTACCACTGACAAGTTTAAATGATCGAGGCTTTAAGACATTCTGTTTTAATCCGTTAAGTGGTTTCCGTCCTGAGTTTCACGAAATTGATATCATTGACGTTTATCAAGATGTTAAGTGGTACTTTCCAAAAATGCGCCCAGGACAATTATTATGTACTCCACTACAACCTGGACCGAATCCAATCTGTGCTTACTTTGTTAAAGAAGTTAGCCGTCAAAGCGAGATTGTAGATTACACTAAATGTTGGTAATATGGGAACGTTAAAGCCGGGTGCTACTTATATCTATGAACGTGTAGACGATGTAGTCTATGCTAGAGAGAGTGGATCAACAGTTCGAACTGAAGTTGGGCGAGATTATGACTTACATGATCGCATGATGGAAAGATAAGCTGTGGGGAGATATTAGACGGGCGGCTAAAATCAATCCCGCTTTACAAGAAGCCTTGGAACGTGTTAAAGTAACATACTACCTTACAAAAGATTACGAAGAACGATATGGCCGCAAAACTTGATATTAAACGTGAACTATCAGCAGTAGATCTCAAGAACTATGATTTCTACGATAGTCTTACACCTGAAGAACAAAAGGAATTCAGTCCCTATGTCTTAATGAGATTTACTGCCAGTGTTCAAGGCGATCGAGATATTCAAGAATGGTTTTTAGAAATGACCAACGAGATGGTTAATAAGAATCATTGGGACCTCAGTAAGAATCACAAAGCTCTGCTGTGGAAGTTATATGCCGCCACAGGCGCAGGTGTTAAATGCTTTCATCCGTATTTGGCAGCAGGTAAAAAAGAAAAAGCCAACAAGATTGAAAAGTTATTGGTTGAATTATATCCTGCTATGAAGATGAGCGAGATTAAAATGTTAGCAGCCATGATGGACAAAAAGGACAAAGAAGAACTTTTTGACAAAATGGGATTTGATAAAAAGCAACGAAAAGATTATGAATGATGACAGGATTGCTTTTGGACCAACCATATAACTGTGTACATTGTGGCAAGAGTTTTATGAAAGATAAAACTTTGATTGCTCATATGTGTGAACGAAAACGTCGTGCTTTACAGAAAGATGAAAAACGTGTCCAGGCAGGCTTTATGGCCTTTAATCGTTTTTGGCAGCTGACACAAAATGCCAAAGTGTTAAAGACCTATGACAATTTTGCTGACAGCAGTTACTATAATGCCTTTGTAAAATTTGGTAGTTTCATTAACAATGTAAGTCCTTTATATCCAGACAAGTTTATTGACTATGTTATTAAAAGCGGTGTTAAATTAGATCACTGGTGCCGTGACGAACTCTACGAAAAGTATCTTTACGAAATGCTCAAAGTAGAACCTGTTGAAAGCGCAGTACAAAGAAGTCTACAAACTATGATGGAATGGGCAGATGATCATAAAGCAGAGTTTGCTCACTACTTCAACTATGTAAGTCTTAACCGTGCTGTCAACGATATCAAGAATGGTCATATCAGTGCTTGGGTGATTTTAAATAGTAACACAGGACAAACAATGCTTAAAAACATGAGCGACGAACAATTAGAAATGATTTCTCCGGCACTCGATGTTCCTTACTGGTTGCGTAAGTTCAAAGAAGTTCCAGCAGATGTTGCCTTAGTAAAAGAAATATGTCGAGAGGTAGGAATCAAATGAACGAATTTTGTCAAAGACATAAAATCAATATTGTTGATACAAATAAAAGGTATGCTACCTATACGGCTCTGCGTCCACAGTATTTTAACGATCCGGATGATTATAACAGTATCAATACAGAGATTGTAAATTCATTTGAGCCGTTATACACACTAACAATTCCTTTTAGTGAATTAGAACGCATTAAAGAATTTGAAGAACAAGTCTTTAATAATATGAAACAATACGGGGCACATCATTATCAAATGTTTGAAGTTATGATGGAACAAAAGCATCAAGAAAAAAGATTACGAGACAAATACGCGGCTGTAAAAAAGGCCTACGAACATTACAGTTTGATGTTAAAATTAGCAGAGAGTGGAGAACTATGAAAGAAGTAACAATCGGATCAACATGGTGGAGTGGACATAACCAACGTTTTATTGTAACAAAAATTTCTCAGGATAACACAAATACGTGGGTTCATTACAAAGATTTAAACTCAACTAAAGAATACAGTTGCTACTTAGAAAGTTTTCTTTCTAGATTTATGGAAATATTATAATGACACAATTAAATGGATTTGTAGAAAAAGGCTGGGGCTCGGAATTAATCTGGGCTACCAATGACAAGTATTGCGGTAAGTTAATGAACTTTAATACCGGTGCTAGATTTAGCATGCACTTTCACGCTGAGAAGGATGAGTCTTGGTATGTACTAAGTGGAAAGTTTATTGTTAAAATCATTAACACTAAAACCGCAGATGTAACAGATCACGAATTAAATGTTGGTGACACATGGCACAATACTCCTTTGTTACCACATCAATTAATTTGCTTAGAAGCTGGTACAATCATTGAAGTTAGTATGCCCGATAGTGTTGAAGACAACTACCGTGTGGGCAAAGGCGACAGTCAAAAATGAAAATTCTAATCACTGGCTACAAAGGGTTTATTGGTCAAAACATGGTCAATGCCTTATTAGGACATGAATTAACATTACACGAATGGGGAGATAACTTCCCCGAGGTTAAAGGACATGATTGGGTCATACACCTAGGTGCTATCAGCTCAACAACAGAAACCGATGTTGAAAAAGTGATGACACAGAATTACGATTTCAGCAAGAAAATAATCTATGATTGCCTAGCCCATCGTGTTAATTTACAGTATTCTAGTTCAGCCAGCGTCTACGGATTAAACAGAGATTTTAGAGAGGACGCTCCTCTCAATCCTATGAGTCCGTATGCGTGGAGCAAATATCTATTTGATAGATTTGTTCAAAATCATGATTGGACAGGAATACGTGTTCAAGGTTTTAGATATTTTAATGTCTACGGTCCTCATGAAGATCACAAAGGCAATCAAGCAAGTCCATATTACAAGTTTGAAAAACAAGCCAAAGAAACAGGAGTAATTAAATTGTTTGAAGATTCAGACAATTACCTTAGAGACTTTGTACCTGTAGAAACAGTAGTCGACACACATAAGCAATTTTTTAATGTGGCAGAAACAGGTGTATGGAACATAGGCACAGGCCAGGCCACGTCATTTAAGTCGGTGGCAAGAGCGATAGCAGTCAAATACGATGCCAAACTAGAATATATTCCTATGCCACAAGAAGTTAAAAATCAGTATCAAAAATATACCTGTGCTGATATAACAAAGTTAAAGAAATCACTAAATGAAAATCGTAGTTAACGGAACATTTGATATTCTTCATCGAGGACATATTGAGATGTTAGAGTATGCCAAAAGTCTTGGTAACCATTTATTAGTATGTATCGATACCGATGGCAGGGTCACAGAACTAAAAGGTCCACAACGTCCTATTAACAATCAGGAAGATCGCGCATTTATGCTGAATAGTTTAAAATGTGTAGATACTGTATGGTATTTTAACAGTGAAGAAGAACTAGAATATATTCTAGAAACATACCAACCAGACATCATGGTCAAAGGCAGCGACTATCGAGATAAACCAATTGTAGGCGCACATCTTTGTAAAGAAATTAAATTTTATGAACTCGTCCCAAACTACTCCACCACAAACACAATTAAAAATATTATTGATCGGTGATAGCTGTACTGACCGATATAATATTGGTACAGTAGATAGGCTAAGCCCCGAAGCACCTGTACCTGTGATTAAAATTGTAGAAAGCTATGATGTCTCTGGCATGGCTGCAAATGTCCACGACAACTTAACT